AGTTGGGATAAGTTTGAAGGCTTGTTGTACAAACTGTCGGAGCTTCCGTACGCAAACAAAAAGGATGCTCAACTATTTTCGCCAGCCACATACCAACCCGATACGACTCGTGCTAACAAGAACGTGGTTAATTGGGCTGGTTGGGCTGCTGTTGATGTTGACGACCATGAGTTCGGAGGCGATCTTCGCTCGGAACTGTGTGAGAAATACGGTGAGGACTACTTTATTTGCTACTCCACTGCTAGTTCTACCGTAGGGAAACCAAAGTTTAGACTGGTGTTTCCGCTCGCAGAACCTGTTCCGCAAGATAGAATACGCCATTTTTGGTTCGCCCTTAATACGTATCTTGGTTCCATCGGCGATAAACAGACTAAGGATCTGAGCCGTATGTATTATGTTCCAGGGAACTATGAAGGTGCGGATAACTTTATCTTTACGAACAAGGGCAAGTTTATAGAACCAACCGAACTCATGGGTCGTCACCCCTATACCGAGCCAAGCGGTAGTAAATCTTTCTTGGACAAACTGCCACCTGAACTTCAGGAACAGGTTTTGGCTCATCGTAAGTCTATGTTACCTAACAAAGACAAGTATTCGTGGAACGGCATCGGAGATTGCCCCTTTGTAAATCGACGAATGATAGATGAGTACAAATCTATTACTGAAACTGGGTGGTATCTTAAAATGTACCAGTTTATGGTTTCCGTTTCCTTTAATGCTATTCGATGTGGGTATCCTATTACGGATATTGAGGTTGAACAGCTGGCGAGGGAACTAGACCTACAGACTGGCAATTGGTACGAGAAGCGACCCCTTCGTGGGGAAGCTAACTCGGCTCTTAACTATGCTTATAAGAATAGCGAGGTATAAATAAATGTGGATCATTAATATTATTAATCGATTGTTAGGTGATAAGACGCCTGATGTAGATCTAAATTCAATGACTAAGGCACAACTCCGAGAGTATGCTGAAAACAATGGAGTAAAACTCCCCCAACGTATCAATAAGGATCGTATGATCTTTATCATCCAAAATGAGGTTTAATAACAATGGCTAAGAGAAAGACTACTAAAGCTAAAGCTGAAGCTCCTGTGGCAGAAGAAACCAAAGTAGAGGTTGGCATTGCTGCCGAAACTACCGAGTATGTTGAAGTCGCCGTTGCTAAGGTAGAAGCAGAAGCAGTACCCGACATTGACACAATGGGCGTTGCTGAACTGTACAACTATGCAAAAGAGAATGGTATCAAGCTAGACCGTGGACTAGCTCGCCATGAAGCTCGTAAGGTTATTCAAAAGCAGCAAAGCAAGTAAAAAAAACCTTTACTTTCCCTTTGTAATGTAGTATAATAGTTGTTTCTCATCATTGGAGATTTGATATGAGTTTGATGGAAAAGTTAAAGAAAAACTCGAAGGTTAAGGAGTCGGACACTCTCGCCGACTCCGCCTTCTTTAATCAGAAGGACGTTATCCCTACGGACGTCCCTATGATGAACGTTGCCCTTTCGGGTGATATAGATGGTGGTATTACTTCCGGACTCACCGTCCTGGCTGGTCCAAGTAAACACTTTAAAACTTCGTTTGCCCTCAAGATGGCTGCTGCCTATCTTAAGAAGTATCCTGAAGCAATCATGCTGTTTTACGATTCAGAGTTTGGTTCTCCGCAATCATACTTTAGTACATTCGGCATTGATCTTAACCGAGTCTTACATACCCCCATTAAGGATGTTGAAGAACTCAAGTTTGATCTAATCAATCAGCTTGACGGTATCGACCGAGACGAAAAAGTCATCGTTGTAATTGACTCTATTGGTAACTTGGCTTCTAAGAAAGAGCTAGACGATGCTCTTAACGAGAAGTCCGTTGCGGATATGACAAGAGCGAAAGCATTGAAAGGTCTCTTCCGCATGACAACTCCTTATCTGACTATGAAAGATATTCCGTTGTTGGCTGTCAACCATACCTACCAAGAGATGGGTCTATTCCCTAAAGCGGTTGTATCGGGTGGCACAGGTATTTACTACTCTGCTGACAATATCTGGATTATCGGTCGTCGTCAGAACAAAGCGAGTTCTGGTCAAATCGAAGGTTACGACTTCGTAATCAACGTGGAGAAATCTAGATATGTTCGAGAAAAGTCTTGTATCCCTATTAAAGTATCTTTCGATGGTGGTATTGCCAATTACTCTGGTTTGCTTGATGTTGCTATCGCTGGTGGGTTTGTTGTTAAGCCTTCCAATGGTTGGTATTCTGTGGTTGATAAAACGACTGGAGAAATCGGAGCAAAGGTAAGGATTAAAGATACTCTTGAGAAAGAGTTCTGGGATCCTATCTTCGACGGTACTGACTTCAAAGAGTTTATCCGTAAGCAGTACCAGTTTGGTTTGGCAACTGATGCCGAAGAGATGATTAATATGGAGGAGATTGCTGATGGAGTTGCCTGATACGGGTTATGATTTGGTTGAGCGTGACGATCTTAAAGATCATTGGGCGATTCGAATCACCAAAGGTAAGTATGCTGGCGTGGAGTTTTCTTATGGACAAGTCTCTGTTAAAGAGATTGAAGAAGGAGAAGGCGGTAACGCAACTCTAACGTTCGACTATCATGTACACGACTTCACCGAAGCGTTTACCCAAGAAATGTTAGACGAGTCTACTGAGTTCCAGAAGAACCTTGGCGACATTCTTACTAATATTATTATTGATTCTATTTTGGAGAACAAAAAGAGTGGAAGCGAATTTGGAAACAACGATACTTCGGAATCTACTGACCAACGAGCAGTTCGTTCGACAGGTTATACCATTTCTGAAGGCTGAGTATTTCTCCGAATCGCATGCCTTTCTCTTTAAGCAGGTTGGTGCGTTTGTAGCCAAATACAACGCACTACCTACTAAAGAAGCGTTCCTAATTGAGTTGGATCAATCCGACCCTCGTGGAGTAGATGCCTCAGAAGTATCTACTTTACTTGAGTCGGTCTTTACTCCTCAAGAAGTGAACGAAGATTGGTTGATGGAGAATACTGAAAAGTGGTGCCAGGATCGAGCCATTCACTTGGCGATCATGGAGTCTATCAACATTATCGACGGAAAGCATAAGGAGCTGACCAAGAACGCATTACCCGATATCTTATCGTCTGCGCTTGGCGTTTCCTTTGACCGAAACGTTGGTCACGACTACATCGATGGATTCCAGAGTCGTTACGACTTCTACCATCGTGAAGAAGATCGCATACCGTTCGATCTCGAATACTTCAACAAGATTACTAAAGGTGGTCTCCCACGTAAGACTTTGAATATTGCTCTTGCTGGTACTGGCGTTGGTAAGTCTTTGTTTATGTGTCACTGTGCTGCGAACTCGCTAATGGAAGGTCGTAACGTCCTTTACATTACTATGGAGATGGCAGAAGAACGCATCGCAGAACGTATCGACGCTAACCTTATGAACCTACCTATCGACCAGTTAGAGGATCTTCCCCTACAAACATTCGAAAGCAAGGTTCGTAAGATTGCTCAAAAGACTCAAGGTAAGTTGATCGTGAAGGAATATCCTACTGCGTCTGCGCACGTTGGCCACTTCCGAGCGTTGGTTAATGAACTGAAACTGAAGAAGAACTTCAAGCCAGACATGATCTTTATCGACTACCTGAACATCTGCGCATCATCACGTGTGAAGATGGGCGGTACTGTGAATACATATTCACTGGTTAAGTCGATTGCGGAAGAGATCCGTGGCTTGGCTGTTGAACTAGACGTTCCGATTATGTCGGCTACTCAGACCACTCGTTCTGGTTATGGTAACACCGACGTTGGTCTAGAAGATACATCTGAGTCGTTCGGTCTACCAGCGACGGCTGACTTTATGTTCGCTCTTATATCTACTGAGGAGTTAGAGAACCTTGGTCAGATTATGGTTAAGCAGTTAAAGAACCGCTACAACGATCCAGGAATGCATAAACGATTCGTGATTGGAGTAGATCGTTCTAGGATGAAGTTGTATGATGTTGAGGAATCTGCTCAAACCCTAATCCAGAGTACACCCACTACTGGAGGATCGGTTCCAGATAAACCGTTAAACACATTTGGCAATAACGAGAAGCGTGACTTCTCAGGGTTTAAGGTATAGTAATGAAAGTAAATCTAATTGGCTACACACAACCAGTCGCAGGCGAAGAATCTGTTGGTCTACAAGATGTTCAGGATTTGATTGCGTTTTGCGCTCGAGTCTCGAACCCTTCTAATCAGATTAACTCGGAAACAGCACCGAAGCTGCTAAACTACCTAGCAAAGCATAAGCATTGGTCTCCGTTCGAAATGGCTTCGGCTACTATGGAAATCGAAACGACTCGAGACATTGCTCGTCAAATGCTACGCCACCGTTCGTTTGCTTTCCAGGAGTTCTCGCAACGGTACGCTAACCCAGCAGACTTTGGNGAACAGTTCGTTATCCGTGAAGCTCGACTTCAAGATACGAAGAACCGCCAGAACTCGATTGAGATCGACCTAACGGATCCCGATGCTAGGGAAACGAATAAGATGTGGGTCGAGAAACAGCAAGACGTAATCCGAGCAGCCAAAGGTGCTTACAACTGGGCTATCTCAAATGGTATTGCCAAAGAACAGGCTCGTGCGGTACTGCCTGAAGGTAACACCAAGTCACGGTTGTACATGCAAGGTAGCATCCGCTCTTGGATTCACTTTATTGAGCTTCGATCTGGCAACGGTACTCAGAAGGAGCACATTGAGGTGGCACGAGCATGTGCCGAAGCAATCGCCAAAATCTTTCCTCTGGTTGACGAATTTATTTCGGACTAGGGGTTTACTTCTGGCGGTAAGTATAGTATAATACGCTGTAACTTAATCTGGAGAATGATGATATGGCTAACCATGTTTGGACTAACACTCAATTTCACAACCCCAACGTTGAGGACTTCAACCCCTTTGACGGCATCGAAGGTATTAACGGCGAAACTGCCCACGTCCTTCTAGAGGCTCTTGGTATCGAGCTACCTGATGAGGAAGAAGTTGAGACTCGTTCTTGGTACGTTGATAACATTGGCGCTAAATGGTGTTCGATTGAAGACCTTGAAGGCGATTATCTAACCACAGAGTCAGCTTGGTCAGCACCGATCACGTTCGTAGAAACCCTTGTTAAGAAGCTCTGCGAAAAGTATCCAGGAACATACGCAACGATGATGTATGAAGACGAGGCGTATAACTTCGTCGGAGTGAACATCATTGACGATGGTGGCATTGACGACTATATTGAGTACGATCCAGAAGAGTTGTTCGAAAAGTTCCTAGAAGATAACGCTGCCGAACTAGCTGAAGCTAATGTCAACTTGGAAGAAGTTGAAGATATTGGGCAAGTCCTATTTGACGATAATTGTTCGGATATCTTCTACGAATGGCTCAGCGACNTACAGCAGAAAAACCAGCAGGAGCTGGTNGAGTGCTTCGAAGAGAGCTTCGAGGACGAGGAATAAACTTAGAAAATAGGGGTTTACTTTTGATTGGGGGTATAGTATAATACCCTCTGAAATTGACTTGGGAGAATATTATGGATCGTCGTAACGAAGTTTTGACTACTGGCAAGTTGTACTGGGTTAAAGACCTTGTGACTGGTAGGGGTTTTACTGTTTACTCTAAAGCTGTCCTTGACGCCTTTATTGAACGTACCGAAGATTTTGACTCTAAATACTGCGTACAACTCCGTCGCTCGGCTGAGTTCTAATATAGCAAAAAGCTATTAAACTTACCTTTATTATTTGAAAATATTATAGTTACTTTTCCTCAATTGAATCAACCACTTAGCGTTCCCCTTTCCTAAGTCGTTGATTTGATTGAGGATTTTTTTTGTCTTTTGGGGTTTACTTTTCTATCGGTATCCAGTATAATATCTGTATGAATTGCGAAACCCTTGGGAGTCTAAATAGTGTATATTGACGTTAAAGATTGTGGTAAAGCCAAAGCCGATTACAGCGTTTCTATGATAAACTTTGTCATAGAAAAGCTAATGCCAAGAATGGCAGGTAGGCTGGGTATCACCGTACAGTACGTCTCTAATCTCCGTAAGAACGAGGGTATCTACGGCGATTGTATCTGGGAAGATGACGATTACCGTCCTCGCGAGTTTATGATACGGTTAGATCGTGGCTTAAACCTTAAAACAGCAATGACAACTTTGGCTCACGAGATGGTTCACGTTAAGCAGTACGCACGTGACGAAATGCGCCAACTAACCACTAAACGTGCTTGTCGTTACAACGGCGAACTTTACAAAGACGGTTTGGACTACTGGGATCAACCTTGGGAAATCGAAGCCCATGGTCGCGAGGTTGGCTTGTTCATACGCTGGGTAGAAAAAGAAGGTTTGGCTNACAAGCCTTGGGCACAGGAGACATTTTAATGACAGGATTTGAAGTTCTAGTGGTTGCACTTGTTGGAGCAGCAGCTTGGTTTTCGTATCGGAGG